CGACGTCTGGAAAAATTTAGAAAACATTTTTCATAAGGCACAAATTGAAGTTCGAGTTCCAAAGTCATTTACTCAAATTTCTAAATAATTCTTTTCGTTAAGAATAGACAACGCCCATACAACTGGGCGTTGTTTTAAAAAAAAACACTAAACACTTGTGGGCGGGTCCCACCCGCAGAAAAAAAAAGAAAAAAAATAACGCCCGGAAATCCGGGCGTTATTCTTAAGACTACTATTCTGATACTATTTCTAGATCGTCAAGCGAGTTGTCAGTGCCAGTCATGTAGTTGGCCTTGAACTCGCACTCTTGGACTGGAGTTCCTGTTTCTTGGTTCATGGAACATGAAACAGATTCAGTTAAATTAATATCTTCATTCATATTAATTAATCTTTACAGTAAGTTTATTAAGACAAACATTAGTCTGTATTATTGTATTAAGTAAAAACATAGACACACCAAAGCTGGATATGTTTTTACGTTTGTTGTTTCTTGCGTCTTCGTGTGCTTTAACTAACATTTCTTTTAGAGTTATTAGTTCTTGTTTAAGTGTTGTTGTCTTAAACTTTAAAGCGTTATTCTCTTTAGTTAGGTTTATTACTTGCTCACCTAGTCTATCTATTCCAGCACTTACTTGGTCTAGCTTTTCTTTAGTCATGTTATGCCTTTCTGTTTCGTTAAGTAAATATAGATTATCAGAGCAATTACTTGATTATACAAAATAACGCACTGACTTGTGTGTTGCATATTCATCACGCTATTAGTAGTAGGCTGCGACAATCTGTCGCACCCACTAAACACATGAGGGCGGGTCCCACCCTAAGAAAAAAGGAAGAGGTCTCACCAGTAAAAGAAGAGAGAGGTCCCAAAGGGTTGGCAAATACCTTTTAAGCGAGGAGGGGGGGAGGGGGTAAAACAAAAAAGGGGTCCCAGAGGTTACCCTTTAGTGCTGGATTTACACACCCGGGTGGGGTATAAACTTTTTAAGGTACCATAAGTAACATTATGCTTGATATAGAAAAAATAAAAAATTTAAATAGAATAGCTGATCCTAAAGTAAGAAAGGAAACAAAATTAAATGTTTTGTATCGTATAGAAAGGGCTAGAAAAAATAATATAAAAAATAATTTTTTAGAATTTGTAAAATATATTTGGCCAGATTTTATTGAAGGCTTTCATCATAAAGAAGTAGCAGATAAATTTAATAGATTACAATCTGGTGAATTAAAAAGATTAATTATTAATATGCCACCAAGGCATACTAAATCTGAATTCGCTTCTTATTTTTTACCAGCTTGGATGATAGGAAATAATCCTAAATTAAAAATTATTCAAGCAACCCACACTGCAGAACTTGCAGTACGTTTTGGTCGTAAAACTAAAAACCTAATTGATTCAGCTGAGTATAGAGAAATATTTAATACAAGATTACAAGAAGATTCAAAAGCAGCTGGACGTTGGGAAACGGATCAAGGTGGTGAATACTTTGCTGTCGGGGTCCAAGGTGCAGTAACCGGTAGAGGTGCTGATTTGCTCATCATCGACGATCCACATTCAGAGCAAGATGTAAATTCAGCAACGGCTTTTGATAAAGCTTACGAGTGGTATACATCAGGACCACGTCAACGTCTTCAACCTGGTGGACGTATTGTTTTAGTTATGACTAGATGGTCAACAAAAGATTTAACAGCACAACTGATCAAGGCCCAAGCAGCAGAAGAAAAAGCAGATCAATGGGAGATCATAGAGTTTCCAGCAATCATGCCAAGTGGAAAACCATGCTGGCCAGAATATTGGAAGTTAGAAGATTTACTTGCAGTTAAAGCATCGGCTGGTATTTCAAAATGGAATGCTCAATATATGCAAGATCCAACTGCAGAAGAAGGAGCTATCATTAAACGTGAGTGGTGGAGAGATTGGGAAGAAGAATATATTCCACCTCTTGAACATGTCATTCAATCTTATGATACAGCATTCATGAAAAAAGAAACTGCGGATTATTCTGCAATCACAACATGGGGCGTTTTTCATTTAAACGAAGACTCTGGTCCACAATTAATTTTACTAGATGCTAGAAAAGAACGTTTGGAGTTTCCTGAACTAAGGCGCCTGGCCCACGAACAATATATGTATTGGCAACCTGAAACAGTTCTTGTTGAAGCAAAAGCATCTGGACTTCCACTTACCTATGAACTTCGTAGTATGGGTATTCCTGTTGTTAACTTTACACCTAGCAAAGGAAATGATAAACATGCTCGTGTTAATGCAGTTGCACCTTTATTTGAATCTGGAATGATATGGGCACCTAAATCTAAACAATTTGCACAAGAAGTTATTGAGGAATGTGCCTCCTTTCCATATGGAGATCATGACGATTTAGTAGATTCTATGACACAGGCAGTTATGAGATTTAGACAAGGTGGCTTGATTTCTCATCCAGAAGACTATAAAGATGAGGATCTTCCAAAAACAGAGAGAAGTTATTACTAATGAAAAAATTAACAAAGACGGTGCCACCTTTAAGAGGACCTAATCCACAAGGGTTGAATGTTACAAATAAAAAGGTTACACTAATAAATTCAGAAAAATTAAATGGCAACTATAGACAAATCACTTCCAAACGAAGTTAGAAAAACTATTGAGATTGAGGGACCCGAAGCTTCAATAGAACAAACTATCGAAACTCAAGAACAGATTCCTTCTCAAGAAAATACAGAAATTATACCTATGGAAGATGGTGGTGTTGAAATTAATTTTGACCCAGGTGCCTTTAACCAAGAAGAAAGTGAAAACCACTTTGACAACTTAGCAGAATTATTACCAGAAGAAGTTTTAATGCCATTAGGTTCAGAACTTTTTCAAAACTATGAAGATTATAGATCATCACGTCAAGATTGGGAAACATCTTACACAGATGGTTTAGAGTTATTAGGATTTAAATACGAAAAAAGAACAGAACCCTTTAAAGGAGCGAGTGGTGCAACTCATCCAGTGCTTGCAGAAGCCGTTACACAATTTCAAGCTTTAGCTTATAAAGAATTATTACCAGCAGAGGGACCCGTTAGAACTCAAGTGGTTGGATTAAATGATAGACAAAAAGAAGATCAAGCAAACAGAGTTAAAGATTTTATGAATTATCAAATAATGGATATCATGAAAGAGTATGAACCTGAATTTGATCAGATGTTATTTTATCTACCTCTATCAGGATCTACATTTAAAAAAGTTTACTATGATTCTTTACTTGGAAGAGCAGTTTCAAAATTTGTACCAGCTGATGATTTAATCGTTCCTTATTCTGCAACATCATTAGATGATGCGGATGCTATAATGCATGTAATTAAAATAACTGAAAATGATTTAAGAAAACAACAAGTTAGCGGTTTTTATAGAGATATAGAATTATCTCCTGCTATGGATAATGTAGATAATCAATTAAAAGCCAAGGAGAGAGAACTAGAAGGAATTAGAAAAGAAAAAAATAATGATATCTTTACTTTAATAGAATGTCATGTAAATTTAGATATCGAGGGCTTTGAAGATCGCAATCCCAACGGGGAAATAACAGGAATTAAACTTCCTTACATAGTGACGATAGAAGAAGGCTCTCGTGAAATTTTATCGATTCGTAGAAATTATAATGTTGGAAATCCTAAAAAGGAAAAAATTCAATATTTCGTTCACTTTAAATTTTTACCAGGATTTGGTTTCTATGGCTTTGGATTAATCCATATGATTGGTGGATTATCTAGAACTGCAACATCAGCTTTAAGACAGTTACTAGATGCTGGAACATTATCTAATTTACCATCAGGATTTAAACAAAGAGGTATTCGTGTCAGAGATGATGCACAACCTATTCAACCAGGAGAATTTAGAGATGTAGATGCACCTGGAGGAAATTTAAGAGATGCATTTATGCCTTTACCATTCAAAGAACCTTCACAAACTTTATTACAATTAATGGGAGTTGTGGTTCAAGCAGGTCAACGTTTTGCTTCAATCGCTGACATACAAATAGGAGACGGAAATCAACAAGCGGCAGTGGGTACTACAGTGGCCTTACTGGAAAGAGGCAGCAGAACAATGTCTGCAATTCATAAGAGATTATATGCTTCAATGAAACAAGAATTTAAATTATTATCTAAAGTGTTTGCACTCTACTTACCTCCAGAATATCCTTATGATGTTGTAGGTGGACAAAGAACAATTAAACAAACTGACTTTGATGACAGAGTAGATATAGTTCCAGTTGCTGATCCAAATATATTTTCACAAACTCAAAGAATTAGTTTAGCACAAACTCAATTACAACTTGCTCAATCTAATCCACAAATTCATAATTTATATGAAGCTTACAGAAAAATGTACGAAGCTTTAGGAGTTAGAGATATAGATAAAATTTTAAATGTACCTCAACCGCCAGCACCAAAAGATCCTGCATTAGAACATATTGATTCTTTATCAGGACAACCTTTCCAAGCATTTAGAGGACAAGATCATAGAGCTCATATCACTTCACATTTAAATTTCATGTCTACAAACATGGCAAGAAATAATCCAGTTATTATGGGTTCATTAGAGAAAAATATTTTTGAACATATTTCTTTGATGGCTTTAGAACAAGTTGAAATAGAATTCACAACTCAACTACA